AAAATGGTGATGTATTTAAAGCAGTTGGTTTAGTTACTGATATAGGACTGAATAATCCTTTATCAGAATTTAAATTAACCGTATTAAGTACTTTTAGCGACTCATTTTCTGCATGGCAATTTGGTAAAGTTGATTATATTGATTCTATTAAAAATCTACAGAATGGTTATAGAAAAACATTTCCACTTTATTACAATTCAGATTTACTAAGTTTTGAAAAAATTGATTCCGAATTAATTGATTTTAATTCATTACTAATAATATTCATCAATGGTGTATTGCAACAACCAGGAACAGCATATGAATTTAATGGTGGGACATCATTTACATTTTCCGTTGCTCCTGATAAAAGTGATGATGTAAGCATATTTTTCTATAGAGGTGGTGACTCTGATAGTACAATCGTAAATGTTAATTCAAATCTTAAACCCGGAGATGATCTTCAGGTGTTTAGATCAAATTTAAACTTACAAAATACAATTACTCAAGATAAGAGAAGTATATATGAGATAACCACATCAGATACCATTCGAACAGAACTTTATGGATATCAGGGAATTGATATTGATAACTACAAACCTGTAAGTTGGACTAAACAAAAACTTGATAAATTTGTAAACAATGAATTAATTTCAAAATCTAGAGATTCAATAGAGGCTCAAATTTATCCAACAGCAAAAATTATTAAAGATTTCAATTCAACAAGCACGGAAATCTTTGTGGATAATGTTAATTTCTTTAATTATGAAAGTGAAAATACAGTAGAATTCAATGGACTAATTATTTCTGGTAAACCTGACCCAGTTTCGGCAAATATAACTGCCGTTGTATCATCTGCCGGAACAATTCAATCATTATTAATTAATAGTCCTGGAAGTGGTTATGAAGGTGGAACACTAGAGGTTAAAATATCAGCACCCTCTAAAATTGGTGTTGGTATAGGAACTTTGGCAACTGCTATAGTCTCAATATCTAACGGTTCGTTGACATCACCAATTACAATTACAAATCCTGGGTTTGGTTATACGAGTTCTGCCCCACCTCAAGTTATAGCACCACTACCTGATCCAATTTATGAAAATATTATTAAAGTAAACAGTATAATTGGAATTGCCGCAACACCTGGATATGGAAACATTGTTGGAATTGCAACTACTGTTGGAATTGGAACTAATTTAGCCCTAAAATTCACACTGGGATCAAATAATAATAATTTATTAGGATTAACTGTTGGTAATCCAATTTATATTTTTGATACGAAGGTAGGGCAAGGTGTATCCTCAATTTACTCTTCAGATAATCAAATAATTGGAGTTGGGACAGTTTTTCTAGATAATGTATATAATATTAGTGCATTTAGTGCTTCTACAGGTATTATGACCTGTAATATTAAATCAGATTCAAATATTATTGGAATTGGAACAAGTGGATTGTCAGTTGGTAAGTTTTCATGGGGAAAATTGTCAGGATTTACCAGATCATCATCTCCAATCTCAATAGCAGTTTCTGGTTATAATGTTGATTCTGGATTAACCACATTCCCAACTATTCAAAGAAGAGAATATGGATTAAGAAATAATGGAGCAATTAAAAAGCAACTTTAACCACATATAAATACAGAAAAAAACTATATTCAAATGTCTGCAATTGTAACAGATCAATTTAGAATTCTTAATGCAACTAATTTTATAGATTCTGTTAAGAATTCTTCAAATTCTTATTATGTTTTTGTTGGTTTACCTAATCCAACGCCAGCAACTGTTGGTTATGGTAGAACTGGCGATTGGGACACAAATGTACCAAATCCAACTGATAATATTGATTATTTAAATCATTATAAATCAACAATGTTATTTGGGAGAAAAATTACAAGTGCAAATATAAGAAGAGTTATTAGAAAAATTAACTGGGTATCAGGTCAAAGATATGAAATGTATAGACCCGATTATAGTACATTAAATCCCTCACCCATCACAAATTCTTTAAGACTTTATGATGCAAATTATTATGTAATAAATTCAGATTATAGAGTTTATATTTGTATTGACAATGGATCATCAGGATTAAATCCAAAGGGAAATTCTTCGCAAATTGAACCTACATTTACAGATTTAGAACCCGCAAAATCATCTGATGGTTATACTTGGAAATATCTTTATACAGTTTCACCAAGTGATATCATTAAATTTGATTCTACTGAGTATATTACACTTCCTAATGATTGGAGTTCTTCAACAGATGCTCAAATTTCTGCAATTAGACTTAATGGAGATTCATCAGTAAATACAAATCAAATTAAAAAAGTTTATATACAAAATCAAGGAGAAGGATATCCATCTGGGTTGTTTTCTTACGATTTGGTTGGAGATGGAAGTGGTGGATCAGTTTCTGTTACTGTTGATTCTTCTAGTAAAATAAGTGATGTTGTAATTACATCTGGTGGTAAAGATTATACCTATGCACTAGTAGATCTAGGAACAACATCCAATCCGGGAGTTTATGCAGAATTAATTCCAATTATACCACCTTCTAAAGGGCATGGATTTGATATTTACAAGGAACTTGGTGCAGATAAAGTATTAGTTTATGCAAGATTTGACGATTCAACAAAAGATTTTCCAATCGATTCAAAATTTGCACAAGTTGGTATTATAAAAAATCCCACTATATATGATTCAACCGGAATTGGAACAACTGTCTATACACAGTCAGAGTTTTCTTCAGTTTATGCAATGAGGTTTGATGGTTCTGTAGGAGGATCACCATTGGTGGGAGATAAAATAAGACAATCTGTTACCAACGGAACCGCTTATGGATATGTAATTTCATACGATTCCGATACGAAGGTGTTAAAATATATTCAAGATCGTTCTCTTTATTATGGTGGTGGGGGATATTCATCTCATACAGATTTTGTTGGTATGTCATCTTTCTTTGATTCAAATAATACTATTTTACCCTTTGAGTCTGGCAAATCTGTGACTAATAATCAAGGTTTTACCGCAACTGTAGGTTCTTTTACAGGAATAACAACAACAATATCAAATAGAATTGTAAATCTTGGTGTTCAATTTGTAAATGGTCTCGCTAATCCAGAAATAAATAGTAAGTCTGGAGATATAATTTATATTGATAATAGACCTCTTGTTCAGAGAAATTCTAGACAAAAAGAAGACGTTAAAATTATCCTGGAATTTTAAAAAATGGCACAAAAAACTAATCTTAATGTAAGTCCATATTTTGATGATTTTTCTCAAGAGGACCAGGGGGCGAAAGATAAAAATTACTATAGGGTTCTATTTAAACCAGGAACTCCTATACAGGCAAGAGAGGTAAACACTCTCCAATCGATACTTCAGGATCAAATAGAAACTTTTGGAAGTCACATCTTTAAAGAGGGTTCTGTTGTAATACCAGGAAATATTAGTTATGATAATAATTTTTATGCCGTAAAATTAAATCAAACACAATATAATGTTTACATATCGTCATATTTGACTAAATTTATTGGAAAAAAAATCATTGGTCAGATTTCTGGAGTTTCTGCTGTTATACAACATATTGAATTGCCTAATTCAGATGTTGAATATCCAACGATTTATGTAAAGTATATTGATTCAGATTCCAACTTTGAAATTAATCCATTTCAAGATAATGAAGAAATTTATGCAACTGAAGATGTTGAATATGGAACAACAACAATAATATCTGGAACTCCTTTTTGTAGTACAATTTCATCAAATTCAACGGCAATAGGTTCTGCAGCTTCAATTAATGATGGTGTGTATTTTATTAGAGGTTCATTTGTTAGAGTTCCTAAACAAACAATTGTCTTAGATTATTATACAAATACACCATCTTATAGGATTGGTTTGAGAATAAATGAACAATTAATATCATCAAAAGATGATTCATCATTAAATGATAACGCAAAAGGATTTACAAATTATTCTGCTCCAGGAGCAGATAGATTAAAAATAACGTTAACTTTATCTAAAAAACCTTTATCAGATACAAATGATACTGATT